GAAATCATGCCCGCCGGTGTCGGCGAGTCCTACGAAAGGACTCGTTTTTGAATGTGGTTCACGATCAAATCCTCAGCCTATGCTCCGGCATCGGAGGGCTTGACCTCGGACTCAGTGCCGGACTTCGAAGAGTGGGCCGATCTCCTCGAACAGTGTGCATGGTGGAGAGGGAAGCCTTCGCAATCGCGAACCTGGCTCATGCGATGCAAGAGGGTCGACTGGATGAATGTCCTCTTTGGCTTGGAGACCTCAAGGATCTACCCCTCCAAGAGCTTCCGGAAATCGACTGGATCACGGGGGGCTACCCCTGCCAGCCATTCAGCCAAGCAGGAAAGCGAATGGGGGGAGAAGACCCTCGCCATCTGTGGCCCCACATCCTCAGACTCACCGAGTCTCTTCGACCGAGCGGAGTCTTCTTCGAAAACGTATCCGGACACTTGTCGCTCGGTCTTGATCAAGTCCTTCGAGACTTGGAAGAGTGTGGTTTCCGCAGTGCGTTCGGCCTGTACTCAGCGGCGGAAGTCGGTGCTCCTCACCGACGGGAACGAGTCTTCATTCTTGGCTTGGCCGACCGCAACCGTCGGAGACTCGAGGAACTCCGCTCGCCACACCACCACAACCGGCGTGATGAAGGACGGCACGACCTTGGTCGATGCGACCAGGGCGTGGCCCACCCCGACAACTCAAGACTCAACCAACAACGGGGGTCCTGCTCAAGCGAACAGGAAAGATCCGGGACTAAATCTCATAGCTGGCCTGCCGGACCCGGACAATCCCAACTCTCGTACGAACCGCCCAGGACTCTTGAACCCAGCCTGGGTCGAGACGCTGATGGGATTCGAAACAGGGTGGACCGATTGCGTGCCCTCGGAAACGCCGTAGTTCCGCAGCAGGCGGAGCACGCCTTCGTTGATCTCTGGTATCAACTCAACAACTCTCAATGGAGAACCGCAGTATGAATGAGAAGGATGTAAGCATGACCGTCTGTGGACTCTTGAAGTCCATCATCGAGTCGGGTGCACCCAAGGATGACTGGCTCGACCTCACTGGCCAAGCACTTCGAGTACACTACGCTTGGAAGAACCAGCTCATGCAGCCCCCGCCGGCTCCCGCAGCGGAGACGGACACCAAGGCCGAAGTCGCCGAAGAAGTCGTGACGTCGGTTGGTGATCTTCCTGAATGAAAGACAGCTGACAACACTGGCAAGACAGTGGCAGAAGCGTCTCGGCCTGGCCGATTGGCACGTACGTGCAAAGTGGGCCAGCATTGCCGAGATCGGCAACTCGTATGGAACTTGCAGGTTTGACATCAATCACAAGACGGCTCTCATATCTGTCCTGTCGGAAGAGTTCGCCGATAGTTACACGTTCCCGTCTCCCCCTTGGGATGCAGAAAATATAATTGTCCATGAGCTGGTCCATCTCCTGCTGGCTCCCGCTCAACTCGAGGACGATGTTTATCAAGAGCAATTAATCAATCAGCTGGCAGAAGCATTCGTGCCAGTCCTTGAAAGGAAACGACTTGACTAAGAAGTCCAATATCACTTGGCTGTCTGATTCCCCGATCATCACCCCAGTGGGCACCGCCCAGTACGGGTATCTTCAGAAGCCGGACCAGTTCGGCAACTACTCGATCACCTACGTATTCGATGACAATCCGGAGACGACGGAGTTCGTGACCAAGATGACCGAGCTGTCGAATGGATTCCTTAAGTCCCACGGCATTGATCCGGTGGACCGATGGAAGTCAATCAAGCAGCGAGCCGACAAGTTTGATGGGCGTATGTTTATCAACTTCAAGACCCCGCTCAACCGCAGAGACGGCAAGCAGAACGTACCCATCAACACCTTCAACTCTAAGAACGAAGCGTGTGACGAGCCTTGGTCGGGCGATCGTATTCGTGTTGCCTTTTCTTTGGGAGGGTGGCACAGCTCCAACCTTGGTACCGGAGCGAAGGCTTACATCAAGTCTGTCCAACTGGTAGAAAAGGCCAGGGGTGATGGGGGTGCCGCCTCGCACAGCCCTTTCGGAGAGATGACCGGAGGGTACGAAGGTACCTCCAGTTCGACTGAAGCGTCGGAAGCGATTACCACGCCGGACATCCCCCAGGTTCCGTCGATTAGTAAGGAAGACCTTCCCTTCTAATGGTGGAGCTCCGCCTCCCCATTGAAGCCAAAGCCGCTCCCCGGCCTCAGTTTTCTAAGAGGTATGGACGAGCCTACAACAATCCCCGCTACGAAGTATTCAAGAGAAAGCTAGCGGACCTGATTGTGTTGAATGGAGAACTGGACAAGCCTATTGAAGGGCCTGTCACGGTGACCATTGAGCTGGCGTTCAAGCGACCAAAGAAGCCAGCACGAAGCTATCCATCCAAGCCGGGCGATGTTGACAACCTGGCCAAGGGTGTCATGGATGCTTGCAACAAGCTGGTGTGGGTCGACGATGTTCAAGTCGTCGAGCTGCATGTCAACAAGGTCTACAGTCAAGACGACAATTACATCTATTTGAAAGTCGAAGAGACTGAGTGATTCTCGAGTAACACACAGGGAGCAGTGCCCCCGTTGCCAAGACAGTGGAAGAGACAACCTCTGCCACTACGACGACGGCCACACCCACTGCTTCGCCTGTGGCTACCACACAAACGGAGACAAACAAACAATGATCGCGTCCCCTGCAGCTCCGTTTACTCCCATTCAAGGAAAGCCTATCCGCCTCGAAGAGCGGCAGCTTACGGATGAGATTTGTGGCAAGTTTGGCTATCGAGTAGCCAAGCACGGTTCGGACATTATTGAAGTCGCGGACTACGTAAGGGACGGGACCATCGTCGCACAAAAGCTGCGATGGCCGAACAAACAATTCCGCTGCGTCGGTGACGCCAGAGGACTGCCCCTGTTTGGGCAGCAGCTGTGGCGACAAGGAGGCAAGTGGATTGTTGTAACAGAAGGTGAGATCGATGCACTATCAATTGCACAGGTCACCGATGGAAAGCTCCCGGCCGTCTCGGTCCCGACAGGGGCGGCGGGAGCCGTTGAGTCTGTCAAGCAGAATCTTGACTACCTCAACACATTCGAGCGTGTCATCTTTGCGTTCGACATGGACGAGCCAGGCCGTAAGGCTGCACTCGAATGTGCCGAAGTGCTTCTTCCGGGCAAGGCTGCGATCGCCCAGATGCCTCGTAAAGACGCAAACGAAATGCTCGTCAACCATGAGGTCGAGCTTCTAAAGGAAGCCATCTACAACGCAAAGGTTTTCAGGCCAGACAATATCCTGCACGTCAGTGAAATCAAGCCCGAGAACCGAGCCGCCAAGGAGACTTGGTGCTACCCCTGGGATCAGATGACTGACTTTCTCATGGGGCAGCGGTCCCGGGAAATCGTCATGTGGACCTCGGGTACCGGGTCAGGTAAGTCCACGATTATTAGAGAGATCGTCGCTCACCACTTGGAAGAGGGACGAACCGTGGGCATGATCATGCTCGAGGAATCTCCAGAAGAGACCTTGGATGATCTCGTCAGCCTACGCCTTGGTAAAAAGGTTCGGGCTATTCGTTCTCAAAGAGAACTAAACAAGCTTCGAGGGGAGCTTGGAAGGCCCCTGCTCGAGGTGGTGGCTGACGACCTGACCGATGAAGAGTACATGGCTGCTCGTAACGATCTGGACGGGAGCCACCTGTACTTGTACGACCATCGCGGTGCGGCAGATTACAACAACCTTCTCAACCGCATCGAGTACATGTCAAACAGCCTCGGCTGCAAGGTGGTGGTCTTGGATCACATCACTGCGGCAGTGGCTGGAATGATGTCAGACGAGCCCGGATCGGAACGTCTACTGATTGATGAGCTAATGAAAAATATCAGCTCACTCTGTCAGAGGCACGGCATTCACGTAGACATCATTAGCCAACTCCGACGGATGCCTGGCGTCCACTACGAGGAGGGCGGGCGTATCACCGCCGACGCCCTACGTGGCTCTGGATCACTCGGATCCGTACCGGATCTGATTGTCGCGTTGGAAAGAAACAGGCAGGATCCAGACAAGGATCGGGCCAACACCAGCATTGTTCGTGTTCTTAAGAACAGGTTCATGGGCAACACCGGTGTAGCAGCGGCCCTTAGATACGACCAACAAACGGGCCGAATGACGTCCGTTGACTTCACAGAAAATCCCGACGGGTCCATCGCTTTCGATGGGGTGACTCCGTCCAATCCATTCGAACTCCTCCAGGAAATGCCAAATGCCTGAGATTCCAGAAGACTTCACCAACTACTCTGGGTGGAAGCCCCAGAACGTTATGCGAGACATCGACGCACTAAAGGGCGTTGCCCGCTCTCAAGCCCAAGCAATCGCTAAAGTCTTGGCAGCACTGGCGACCCTTGAAACCCAAGTAAACAAGATGAAGAGCGATTGTGAAAACAACTGTGCAGGAGACGCGGGCTGACCACCCGGTCCCGCATCTTGGTTTGGGATATTGAGGCTAATGGCCTGACCAGAGAGGCTTCTAGAATTCACGTAATTGCCACCCGGTGCCTGAGCTCCGGCGAACGTCGCGTGTTTCGGGAAGCTGATCTGGATCAGGCCATTAAATATCTGAACACGGCCCGGCTCATGATTGGTCACAACACAATCATGTACGACAAGCCGGTCCTGGAGCGGATTACAAACACCAAGCTATCCCCACCACAGCATGACACCCTGGTCGCCTCTCGACTCCTGTACCCAGACCGAGGCGAGCACCCCGCAGGCGGCCACTCCCTGGCGGCTTGGGGGAAACATCTGGGTGTCCTCAAGGGAGACTTCGGAGAGACCACCGATTGGCAGGCATGGTCCCAAGAGATGGAAGACTACTGCGTACAGGACGTGGAGGTTCAGTCCAAGCTATTCGTGCACCTCTGGGATTTGATCTGCAGCAAGTCAATGCAAGAAGCATGCACCCTGGAGCACCAGTCTGCCGAAGCTATCCAAGGACAGATTCAGTTTGGCATTGGCTTTGACGAGGGTCGGGCTTACAACCTGTTCCGGAAGCTCCAGGAAAAGCATGAATCCGTGAAGCAGAATCTTCAGCAGGTCTTCCCCCCTCTGACCGAAGAGCGTATTTCCGAGAAGACCGGACGACGTCTCAAGGACAAGGTTACCGTTTTCAATCCAGGTTCTAGGCAGCAGATTGCACAGAGGTTCATCAGCAAGTACGGCTGGGAGCCAAAGCAACACACCGACAGTGGACAGCCGAAGGTCGACGAAAGCATTCTTCGGGAGCTGAAATACCCAGAGGCCGATCTAATGGTCGAGTACCTGCTGCTTGAAAAGCGTTTGGGTCAGATCAGCCAGTGGCTTGAGTATTCGGATAGTGGTCGTATTCATGGAGACGTGAATACCAATGGCACGGTCACGGGACGAATGTCTCATTCAAAGCCAAACCTGGCCCAGGTTCCGGGAGTCCGATCCCCATACGGGAAAGACTGCCGGGTTCTGTTTGGACCGCCGAAGGGATACAAACACCAGGTCGGGATCGATGCCTCTGGTCTTGAGCTTCGAATGCTAGCCCACTACATGTCAATGTGGGACAACGGAGACTATGCGGAAGTCGTTCTGAATGGGGACATCCATAGCCACAATCAAAACGCAGCGGAGCTCGAGACTCGAGACCAAGCCAAGGTCATGATCTACGCACTCATCTATGGTGCAGGCGACAAGAAGCTTGGCCAGGACATCTTGAACAGCTCTATACACGCCGGTCGCCGCCTTAGATCCAAGATCATGAAAGGTCTGCCGGCCCTTAAAGAGCTGATGAACAGCAGTAAAAAGGTCGCCTCATCTCGGGGATGGCTACGAGGCTTGGACGGTCGGGTTCTACCCGTACGTTCCGAGCACAAGGCACTCAATGTCCTTCTCCAATCAGCCGGGGCGGTCGTAATGAAGAAGGCTCTAGTGATTCTTTCCGGCAAGCTTCAAGGCTTGAACGCCCACTTCATGGCCAACATCCATGACGAATGGCAGATTGCCACGAATGAAGATCCGGAACTGATCGGCAGGATGGGAGTCGAAGCCATTCAAGAGGCGGGCACTCAT